GCACGATTGCAGCCCTGACCGGATTCATCGGATTCCTGTCCAGCACCGTTGTCCCCGCCCTGCTGGCGTTCTTCTCCGGCCCCGTCGGCTGGACCGTGCTGGCCATCGCTGCGGTGGTGGCCATGGCAATCGCGTTCCGCAAGCCGATCATGGAGTTCTTCGGCTGGCTCGGCGGCGCCATCGCCAACGGCCTGCAGGCGCTGTGGAAGTGGGGTGAGCCGATCAGGAAGTGGTTTGTTGATACCTGGGAAGCAATAAAGGCGCCCGTCGTTGCGGTGTTCGATTGGCTGAAAGGAGTCGCTGAAACCGTATTTACAGCAATCATCGCTATTGGATGGCAGCTTCTGGTCTGGCCCTGGATCGCGCTGTGGAATCGGGTCAAGGGCCCCGTGGGCGATGCGTGGGAGGCGATCAAGGCCTACGCAAAAGCAGGCTGGGACTGGATTGCCAAAACCACTCACAAGCTGTTTGTGCAGCCGTGGATTGACCTTTGGCAAAACGTAGTGCGCAAGCCGGTAGAAGATGCTTGGAATTGGATCCAAGAAACTTGGACTAGGCTTGTTGCATTCTGGGAAAACAACGTAACAAAGCCGATTAAAGATGCTTGGAGCTGGCTAATGACTTCGATTCGCACGGCCTTTGATACCGGGATGCAGCAAGTTCGCTCAGCATTTGGCGTTTGGGTTAGATCTTTTGTGACTCCAATTAATTGGGTAATTAACCAGATCAATAGGCTTGTGGATTCATTTAACAAACTTGCCGAGGCAACCGGCAATCCTTTCAGGATCTCCAGGCTGCCCATCATTCCAGTTCCCCAGTTTGCCCAAGGCGGCGTCGTGGATCGCCCCACCCTGGCCATGGTGGGCGAGGGTGGCGAGCGCGAGTACATCATTCCCGAATCGAAGATGCAGGCCGCCAGCTCCCGCTTCCTGGCGGGGCAGCGTGGTGCCGGGGTGGTTCCATCTGGTTCCAGTCCCTCGGCTTCCACAACCTCAGCCCCTCAAATCAGCATCACCACGGGCCCGGTGATGCAGCAGCAGGACGGCAGCCGGTGGGTCAGCGTGGAAGACTTCGAGCGGGGCCTGCAGCAGGTCGCTGAGCAGGTGGTGGGCACCCTGCGCACACCACAGGCGCGCACCGCGCTGGGGTGGAGCTGAGCGATGGCCAGGGCACAAGCACAGTTCCTCAAGCTCACCGACGCCTCGGGGATCGTGCGCGAGCGCTGGCAGTCGTACTGGTCCACGCAGGTGACCTGGAGCTCAGCGCAGTGGGACTACGTGGCGTTTATCGCTGACGGGTTCGTGGAGGGCGACAGCGGCACGGAGCAGGCGATCAGCGTCAAGCTCCCCGCCACACCCCGGGCCGTGGTGGTGTGCGAGAGGGCCCGGGCGGCAGGCTGGGTCGTTGAGCTGCAGGTCTACCAGTTCGATGATTTCGCCGCAGCTGCTGGCCCAGTGGCAGGCCAGGAGCTCGTGGCCCAGTTCAACGGTCAGGTGGTGGGCGCTGCCGCCACGGTCACCACGTTCACCCTGGAGCTCGGCAGCGCACTGGCCCCGGTCGGCGCAACAGTGCCGCCCCGCACACTGACAACAGCACTGATGGGCGTGGGGTGCCGGTTATGAGCCCATTCATCCGCGGCACCGACCCCCTGGCCCTGCTGGCGATCCAGGCCGGCCAGACCCCGACGCCATCAGAACAGAGCGGCGCAGAGGGCAACAACCCCCTCGACGTGCAGCAGGCCGCGCACGTAATCGGCGACCCGGTGCCGATCGTGTTCGGCCGCAGGCGGAACGAAACAGGCGGGGTGTTCATCTCACCGAAGGCCACTGAATGCCGGTTTGAGAACGACACGAGCAACGCGGTCACGGCCTATTACCACCTGGTCCTGAGCGAGGGCCAGATCGGCCAGCTTCAGGTGCGAGACATCTTTCAACGCCAGTGCAGGGTTGGATCCGCAGCGCAGACCTACGACCGCCGCGCCGGAAGCTGGGAGCCGGCCAACGTGATCCAGCTGCGGGAGGGATTCAATAAGCCGGAGGCGACCTACCACTGCGGCTCGGTCGGCCGTTACCGGGGGATCAGCACGCTCTCCTTTGAAGTCACGATCCCTGACGGGTTCGACGTGTGGAACCGCCAGGTGCATGTGTTCGTGCGGGAGGGCATGGATGTGAAACGCTGGCTCGACAACCAGGCCGCAGCGCCGAGCGATTCATTCGCTGATCTGGCGTATTGGCTGATGGATAAGTCTGCCCGCATCCCGCTGCCGCTGATCGACACCGATTCGATTACCGATGCCAGCCGGTTCCTCGACGCCAACGACATCACCACGAACTGCTGGATCAGGGAGTCGATCAACTACAGCGACCTGCTCAGCCGGTGGGGCCGCTACCACCTACTCAGGCCAGCGACGGTGAACGGGCGGCAGGGCCTAAAGCCGCTGCTGCCGGTGAACAGCGACGGCACGATCAAGATCACGGCGCTGACCGTGGAGTACTTGTTTGATGACGGACTGGTGATTCCCGGGTCCGTCGATATTCGCTACAGCGATTGGAGCAGCAGCCAGCCATTCGTGGCGCAGATAATCTGGCGGCAGGAGTTTGAGGACTGCCTGGGGATCATGCGCACCGCAGAGGTGCGGTACCAGGGCACAGCAGAGAACGGCCCCTACGAATCGCACGACCTCTCGGCGTTCTGCACCCGCGAAGATCATGCCGTGAAGGTGGGCGCCTACATCCTCTCCAAGCGTGTGCGCAGCACCCACACGATCCGATTCAAGGTGCGGCCACAGGCTCACAACACCCTGCTTCAGCAAGGCAGCATCGTGCGGGTCCGGCTGGCGCGGGATCCGTTCAACGGTGGCTCTGCATTCCATGACTACATCTACCAGGTGGAGCGGATCACCAAGACTTTGGCCGGCGACGTGGGCTACGAGTGCTCCCACATGCCGGTAGATTCCCAGCTGCGCAGCCTGATCGCCCTGGACGTGGTGAACGCGCAGGGCACGGGGTATCTCTACGACTGCAACACCACAGGCCTGGGCTGTGACCTGAACTCGCCAGAGGATGACGACGAGATCCCTGACGATGATTGGACGATTCCCGATCCTGATCCGGGCGGGGAGATTACGCCGATTGATCCTGATGTGCCGATTGGTGGCGGCGGCGGCAGCGGTGGTGGTGGTGGTGGCACCGGCGAGCCCGAGCCCAACCCGAACGACGGCCAAGACAGCATTCCCACAAAAACCATAGGGTGCCCGGCTCCTGGCCAAGGCATTTTCGACGCTCCACATGTTGGTGTATGCGAAAATCCGATTGTCACTGCGGTGATGGGGAACCTAGACGAAAATGGTGAAGTCCTGGAAACTCCGCAAGTGCGGATGGAGATGCCAGGTTTCAGTATCCCACAAGTTCCGCCAGACGAACTAGGATCCAATGTCTTTGGCGAAAACAATTGGAACTACAGGTATGTAGTTTTTGATTACGAGTGCCCAGGCGGGCAAACGTACACCACTGATCCATGCTTGCTGGTTGATTTTGATCCAGAGCCGCCGTTTGATCCAACTGATTATCTATTTTTCCGTTTCCAAGGATCTGGAGCCGCCAGTAGTTGGTATTCCACCTCAAACAATACAGGCGTTGGAGCGCTGGCTCCAGGCGTTGACGGTGGGCCGGCTATTATCAATTGGATGTCTGGCGGCACATTCACATCCGAAGGCGGCGTGGGTGGCGCAGCGATTACGGTGTATGCCGTTGATTTTCAAGGCAAAACAGTTGCGTTCTTTGCTTGGGCCGGCGGGATTAACGCTGGCAGCTCAATCAGTGTTAGCTGGACGTGGGAATTTTCCAATGACCAAAATAATATCGATGCCACTTGGGCAGGAGTGTAAATCAAAATGACCACCTTCCCCGCCCTAGTCCCCAGCTCCCGCGTCTTCACCCCTGGCGAGTATCCCGCCACGGCGTTCTCGGGGTACTCAGGCGCTCAGAATCGGGTCAGGCATAGCAATGTTTTTCTGTCGGCACAACTGCGGCTGACATTCCTGGGCCTAACACAGGCGCAGATGCTGGACATCTGGAACCACTACAACGGCCGGCGCGGCGAGTTCAGGTCGTTTGACCTGCCGGCTGAGATTGTCAGCTACGGCAGCATCACCGACTACGTGCCAGGCAACTACCTGTGGCGGTACGCAGGGCCAGGGTCCGTTGAGGATCTACCCTGTGGTGGTCACAATGTCAGCCTGACGCTGGAGACAGTGCCGCCAACTGCCGCCAGCGTGGTGGGCGCTGACCTGTTCCTGCGGCTGCGGCTGAGCGCTGGCGTTGCCAACGGTGGCGAATATGAGCCAGGCATTAGCGAGTCGCTGACTTTCTCGATACAGACAGGAGCTGCATTTGCTGCATTGAATGGAATTATCGAATCGCTGGCTCTAGACCTTGAGCCAGGGGCTGCGGCCGGAGACGTGGAGGTTGAAGGGGTGAGTCTGTTTGTGTTCATGTATTTGCTGGATGGCGCGGGCGCAAACGAAGGCCGCGATGGAATTGATGAAACCATAAACCTGTCGCTGGCGGCCGGCGCAGCTGATGGCGGAGCCCCCGCGGATCCCGACTTTGCCAACGTGTCGCTGTTGCTGCACATGGATGGCAGCGATGGCAGTACGACGTTTGCGGATAGCAGTAGCAATGGATTTACAGTAACTGCCTATGGCGGTGCCCAGCTTACAACCTCCGATAAGAAATACGGTACAGCTGCTGGCTCGTTTGACGGAGCAAATGGCACCTACGTTCAAACGATAGCCAATAGTGCTTTTGCATTTAGAACTGGCGACTTCACTATTGAAATGTGGCTTAAGCCAACTACTATTGGCGGCAATGATGGCGTGTTTACGTTTGGCACGACAGGGCCTGCTTTATCGCTTTTCGCAAATAACTGGTGGCTAACAGACACTGACAATTCTGGATCCAACATGGGGGCAGCTAGCGCGGGTAGCTGGCAGCACATCGCAATCACTAGAAGCGGTACATCCGTCAGGCTGTTTAGTGACGGCACGTTGCGAGGGACTCTTACATGGACCAAAGACTTCACGCACAACCAGATTGATATAGGTCGCTACGCTCTTTCGTTTGGCACAATCTATGTCTACGACGGGTTGATAGACGACCTCCGCATCACCAAAGGCATCGCCCGCTACACCGCCAACTTCACTCCGCCGACTGCGCCGTTCCCTGATTCCTGATCCCTAGCCTGACCCCAAACCCCAGACCACCATGGCCAGCCTGATCTACAACTCGCTCCACGAAGACCTGGCCCGGGGCAACATCGACCTGGACACCAACACCTTCAAGATGATGCTGGTGACCAGCACCTACACCCCGAACAAAGACACGCACGCCGACCGGGCCGACGTGACCAATGAGGTGGCGGCGACCGGCGGCTATACCGCAGGCGGCAAGACCGTGACCTGCACCGTTGCCCGCGACAACGCGAACGACCGCACCACGCTCACGTTTGCGGCCGAATCCTGGGCCAGTTCAACGATCACCGCTGCTGGCGCCGTGGTCTACAAGTCCACGGGCACCGCGGCCAATGATCTGCTGGTGTTCTACAACGACTTCGGCGGTGACGTGACCACCAGCAACACCACCTTCAGCGTCGGCAGCAGCGTCATCGCCCTGCAGAACTGATGGCCAGCTTCCCAGCGGTTCGCCCCTCTAAGCGCCGCTACGGGTTCGGCCTGTTCCCCGTCACCACCGAGAGCGGTTTCGGTGGCGGCTCGGTGCGGTTCCTGCATGGCGATACGCGCTACGGCGTGAACCTGGAGCTGGTCTACGAAACGATCGGCCAGGACCGGGCGCAGGAGATCCGCGATCACTACCGTGGCCAGAACGGTGGCGCCCGTTCGTTCCTGCTGCCAAACGCGATCTGGGCGGGCCAGAGCAACCCCGACAACATCGTGCCGCTCGGCACTGCCTGGGTCTATGCCGCTGAGCCTGCGGAGACCCACCGCAGCGGCCTGCTGTTCGATGTGACGGTGCGCCTGTTGCAGGTCATTTAAGGGGCAGATCTGCAGACTGAGGCAGCAACCGCAGCATCCGTGGGTCCAGAGTTCGTCGTTGCCGCCCTTGGCTTGTGCGGCGCAGGTGTCACAGCCCTCTGGAAGATCGCCAATGGGCTAGGCAGATTTGAGGCCCGGACCACCACCATCCTTGGGGGGATTCAGGAAATGCTCAAGGATCACGAAGAACGGCTGAGGGACGTGGAGCGCCGGGCGGAGGGCGGCCGATGAACCGCCCCACCGTCATCGCCAGCATCACCTCAGCCGCCACCATGTCGGTGCTGGCAGGGATGCTCTACATCGTGGACTGCCGCCGCGCTGGCGGCGACGTGGAGCGCTGCTGGCTCACTGGGCTGCCGTTTAT